AAAGTATGTAGTGGTGATCTTGCCAAAGTGGAAAACATCCTCCGCTTTCTCGCTTACACCATCAGTGGTAGCCCCTGCTACGCCGACAAATTCATGGTGCTAACAGGTGAGGGATCAAACGGTAAATCAAGATTTATCAACGTCATCAGACAATTAATCGGAGAAAAGTTCACCGTCGATGCGGGGGTTTCAATGATCACCAAAGAGAACCAACGCTCTGCCATTGATGGAAAGCTTCTTTGTATTATGGAAGAAATCCCAGCCTACAAGAACGAAGACTTCTGGGAAGTTCTAAAATCAATCTCGACTGGTGGATACCTCCACGCCGACATTAAATTCAAGGAAGGTTACAGCTTTAAGAACGTCTCGAAGTTCATTTTTACCTGTAACAAACTCCCCGCAGGTACCGATCCAACTGGGGGATGGTATCGCAGGTTCCTACTGATCCCATTCCTGCACAAGTTCGACCGCAGTGATAGTGACTTTGTGGCTAACATCGACGAGAAGATCATCGAGAACGAATTGCCGGGGGTTTTTAATCGGGTCTGGGGTGCGTACTCTAGGCTAGTCGGTGATGCATACGGGTTTGTCGAATCGGCAGCGGCCCAACAAGCTATGGAAGCTTTTAAGCTGGAGACGGATACGGTGCTTCAGTGGATTAAGGAGTTTGGGGTTACTCAAATCGGTACTGAGGAATTTGGAACCATAAGTAACAATGTTGGTGACCAAACTTTCACCAAGAAAGACCTCTATGACAAATACAAGTCTTGGGCCATTGACTGTGGGTATAAACCAGTGGGGAAGATCACCTTCTTGGGAAGGTTAAGCAAATCGTTCAAGTATGATGACCACCCGCATACATTCCCTGATGGGAGGCGTGAAAGAAGGGTTCGGGGGATTCGTTTAGTTGATGAATTTAGTGCGGAAGCACCGTTCTAAATTAAGACAATTTAACTATCTTTAGTTTGGATTGAGTTTCGTACAGAGTTGGGGCTTTTCCGTACAGAGTTAAAAACAACTTTGTACGCAACTTTGTACCGGGATTCCTTAATAATTATATACTACTTATACTCTTCCGTACAAAGTACAAAGTTAAAGTAATAAAAAAAGTTTTTCTGAGAGTATAGTCCCACTATCATTAAAAAGGTTTTTTCGGCCCTTTAACTCTGTACAGACCCCAACTTTGTACGGAGCCCAATTAGGGATCGGAATGGGTGCGGAGAACCTGATTGACCGGGGGAGTTAGACGGTATATGGTGCGGAGCATGATAAACTTCGAAAATGATGAGTTGAATGGGTTAAAGTTTGGGCAACAATATTTTATTAACCACGGGGATTGGCACCTTCATGTCGACATGGTTGAAAAGATCCAATGGGGAAGATCCGAACCCCGGCCCGCCGTAAAGATACTACTTCAGTCTGAAGAGTCTGATCTTCCTGTGTACATGTTTGTGTACAACCATAAGGGGACTCTCTGTATAGAGTTTCAAAGGGTAGATAAAGTAAGATGTGTTATCCCTTACGGTGAGATAGAGAGTCTTCCTAAAGAACCTTACGACCCTTAGACTACTTGACGCGTATACTTACACGCGCGTAAGCTTATCCCATGGCTGATAAATCTATGTGGGAAAAGATGCTGGATGGTTCTTGGGGTAGCGAAGGGGAAGCTCGCAAGCTAACCCCGGAGGAAACCGCCGAGCGTGACAGGCAAACTACTCGTAAGGCCAACCAAGGCGGCTATACACCTTCCCAGTACGATACTAGCAAAGCCCCAGGCAAGCGCCCCTAAGCCTCACCAGGGCCTATACATGACCCAAACGAAGTAGGCCCCCCAAGCCATCGATCTGCTCATACTGTCCCCAAATCGGCGTTTAGAGCAAAGCCTGACCGACCAGAACACCCCGAACTGTAGACCCAGGCATAGCACATGATATCCGAGTTCCATACTTCCTCCTTCCCGCGTATACTTACACGCGCGTAAGCTTGTTAGATGGCCCGTAGCTCAGTGGCAGAGCCCCGACCAGGGAGCGCGTGAGGTTCGAACCCCACCGGGCCATCCTACTAAAACGGTCGTATGACCATGTAGGTGAATAGCCCGAACCATGCTGCGAACCGGGCGGCCTTCTCAGTGAACCACTGATTAGACAGCCAGAAGACTAACCACCAGATAACTAGTGGGACGTAGACATTTGATGGGAACGGTAAGTCATACATGCCCGCCGCCCTCCCTAGGTACTCCACGCGTATACTTGCGCGCGCGTAAGCCTTCTACGTCTAGGACTCTCCGCTCTCCACTTGTAGCGTCGATAGCTGTCACTTCGAGCTCGTAACCAAGGGCACCAAGCGCCTCATACAGCACCCGGATGGTCGGACTATACTTGCCCGACTCGATGCTACTAATAGCGCCTTGACGCCCTTTACGGTCAAGGATGACGCCTAGACGGTCAGCAAGCGCCTTTTGGGATAGTCCGCGCTCGTTTCGTAGCTGCCTGAATGTTACCGACATGTTTCGACCCTTTCACACTTGCCGTAGGCATCGCATTGGACCTGGAGCGAGCATTGAACGTCGCGGCCAGACTGCTGGTCGACCTGTCTGCCGTACCCTTCAGCGTTATAGCGCTCAACTTCACGCTTCTCTTCGTAACTATTCCAGTTCTGGGCAAGCGCCGATTGACTGACTAATACAATTAAAAACATTAATACATATTTCATATTTACTTTCCTTTGTCTGTTATCGGATCGGCGACTAGACACCATTGCCTAGTCGCCTCACCGCTTCATTAAACGTGGAGACGTTTAAACCCGTTCAAAACGATACCGGCCACTTTTTTCAATCCATCTCACACCATCAATGACGCCCCGACCAGTTGATACCTTGCCGTCGTTATGAAGTGTGACGTTGCTTGAATAGTAAAACTTCTCAATTAATTTCTTAAGCTGATCAAGCGACCCCGCCGATCCAATTAATTTTCTCATGACTTCATTCTCCCATGTAAAAATAGGTTGTTTCATTTTCTCGACAGTCAAGACACGCAAGCCAAATCAGCCGGTCGATATTTGCATCGTGGTCGCTCAACTCTTCAGCATCCCAAGCGCCATATCTTTTCAAGAATCGGCGTAGGTCATTCTCTGGCACCTCAATATTAAAGTACTGCCGCGCCTCTGCTACCGCATTGTCGGCCGCACCGCTTGACGGTATAGAGTCGATCAAGTTTTGAGGTAGTTCAGTCTCGCCGTGTAGTTTGAATTCGATGGTTTTACGTTTCATGACTTCTTCTCCTCAATATAATATTCACCTCTGTGTTCGTCGTAATCCCATCCGTTATCGTCGAAAAACTCACACAAGAATGATTCAGCGTCATCAAATGAATTAAATTCTTTTACGATATTTGATTTAGGATTGAATGACAGCTCATTACCAGCCCAATCTTTAATAATAAAACTCATGACTGTACCTCACAATCTTCACCGTTGTAAAAATAGTTGATACACTCGCCACAGATAGCAAACCCACTCACAACTTCTTTACGTTCAGGATCATATCCACTGCATTCATACGTATCTGTTGCAAGCCCCTCACAACAGTCACAGCCGCTTGGATTGAATGAAGGATCAATACAGCCCTCGTCGATTGACACACAATTGATTCCTTGATGCTTTAAAAACTTTTCACACAATTTAGATAATTTCATTTTAAATATTTCCTATGTATTAATTATTTATTAGCCGCATGACTCAAGGCTGTTTCCATTGCTGGGATAGACTTGATCGCCTTACCACCTGCAACTAATGACATAACTACAATTGCAACTAATATTGATTCCATTAAGTTATCGAATACTGATTTCATTTTACTGTCTCCACGGTTTGAGCTCGTCGTTATTGACTTGCCCATGAATCAAGTATCTCACCGATCGTGCGTTGAGTCAACAAATATTTTTGTTCTTTTTATTTATTATATTAAATAAGTTTAGTTGAATCTTGCGCCCCCTCGCCCTCTCTATATACGTGGCGCATGAACTAAATTCATTAAACCATTTTAATCGATTAATATTTTTCATCCTATTAGTTGAGCTAATATGTCTGATAATGTTTATTATGTTAACTCACCGCATCATATTGAATACTCAAACTAATTCGGAGCGTCAATTTGAATAGCCAATTAGAACTAATAATGATTGACTCATGGCATTAACCTTGCATGGTCCGAACCTAAGCACCCCCGTACCTAACCCCCTGTTATCCTTATAATATAAGATGCATCGATGCGATCGGATCGGGGGGATTATAAAAGCTTATGGGTTAACAGAAGTGAAACGGTCAGTTGATTTTATTGGATAGGGAGGCTAGGGGAGTCTGCTGCGTTTGGTGGCGATTACGTATCGTATTGGTCTATATAACGTGCGCGATTCGACTTTGAAAAACCCCCCGAACCACCGTTCTTCTATCCCATCTTATCTCTGGGCGATAAACCCCGGTAACTTGCATATACTTTGTCCCGGGGGCTTTTCCTTTGACTTCCCCCTTCTCTCCACTACTCTAGTTGCATGACACCAGCAGAAAAGCGTAAGGCCAAGCTTGAAGCTCAGACAGCAGAGATGCGTGAAGAGAGTAAGCTAAACAAACTCGGAAAGTCCCAGGGGCTATATCAACCAAAAGTTTCAAATGCCTTTAAAGACTATAACGAAGACCCTCTAAATGCGGGGTTCACTCACACCCAAGTTGCGGAAGAGATAGCGCATAAGAAGGCAAGCCGTGGCCCCGATGGTGCGATTGGCATTGACGAGTGGGCGACTCGCAAGAAGGAGCTGACCTTCAACACGTATCTCTCGCAGATGGAGGAGCAGCGCTCGTTTATCAACCTTCTTCCACCAGCGCTTAGGGAAGCGGTACTGGTTCTGCCGGAAGAACTTGTGGGGGTTGACGAGGACACACTACTTCCACTCCTGAAGGAGAAATACAACTACACACCAACTGCTGCGGCTGAGGCCATGCGGATGAACTTCTGGATCGAGCACGACAGGGTGGCAACTACTCGCACTGAGGTCATGCTACAGGGGAACATCTACTTGGGTGTGGTAGAGCGGGCGTACTTCCACAAGATCATCCATGAACGCCCCCCGATCCTTGCGTACATTCTATGCCGCCCGCCTGAGTACGAAGCGGTGATGCGGGGGCTTCTAAACTTATCCACTCGCCGCATTCGAGACGTGCTGAACATCCCGCTCCAAAAGCCCACAGGCGAACTACAAGACCCAAAAGTCATCGAGCTAGTCCTTAAGGCCGCCGCTATGGTCGATCTACGCGCAAAGGGTGGCTACACTATGCGTTCAGAAACTAAGAACCTAAACCTCGTGAAGCAGGAGACGACAAGCTACACCACGGTGTTCAATGCGGCGTCTTCTAACAAGCCCACCGATCTGAAAGCACTGACTGCTAACATTGACGAGAAGATCGCAGCACTTGAGAAGGAGATGTCGGCAGTGGCGGGGCAGCTTACCGATCAGATCTCTCAGCAAGCACCCCCGGTCCCAGAGCCCGAGCCGGTTAGCACTCGTATAACTCCGGCTGATATCCAGGACGCAGAATTCAAGGAGCAGTTTTGAGCGAAGGGCAGGTCGATCAGTTAAGGGACATCAAGCTTGAGAAGTTGAAGCTGCTTGAGGAGAAGGCCCGGTTGATTCGGGGGCTTCCACACTTGTATGGGTTTAAGGACTACAAGTGGAGTAGGGAGTTTTTAGAGTCGACAAATAAGACGCTATTTTTAACTGCCGCAAACCAGCTAGGTAAGAGCACAACACAGATTAGAAAAGTGGTAGATTTTGCGACAAACGTAAATGCGTGGCCATCCCGCTTCCGAAGAACCCCCCGGCAATTTTGGTATCTGTACCCTACATCCCAAGTAGCAAGTGCTGAGTTCCACACGAAGTGGAAGCCGGATATCTTGCCTAGAGAGGAGTTTAAAGATCATCCGCAGTATGGATGGAAGGCGGAGTTTAAGAACCGAGGCGACATATCAGCAATCTACTTTAACTCGGGCGTTGCTTTGTACTTTAAGACCTACGCCCAAGACGTGAGTCACTTGCAGTCAGGTACGGTGGATTACGTAGCAGCAGATGAGGAGCTCCCGGTTGAACTGTTTGATGAGATCAACTTTCGAAGGAACGCGATTGAGGGGTACTTCTCCATGTGCTTTACCGCGACACTTGGGCAGGAGCAGTGGCGTCTCACAATGGAGCCAAAGCCTGGGGAGAAGGAGTTCCTAGCGTTTGCACACAAGATTCGGGCGTCGCTCTTTGACTGTCAGTACTTCTTGGACGGCACCCCGTCCCACTGGACCCTGGAGAAGATCAACAGGACTATTGCCATGTGTAAGTCTGAAGCCGAAGTACTGAAGCGCGTCTATGGAAGGTTTGTAAAAGATGAAGGATTGAAGTACGCAAGCTTCGACAGATCTCGTAACGTAAAATCCCCCGAACCAATAGCACCTCACTGGCCCATCTACGTTGGCGTTGACATTGGAGCGGGTGGCGACTCTAATCACCCCTCAGCCATTACATTCGTCGCAGTTAGACCCGATTACAGGTATGCACGAGTGTTCCGGCATTGGAGAGGGGACGACAAGATCTATACGATGTCTGATGTAGCGAACAAGTATGTGGAGCTGTCACAGGACATCAACGTCACGGCGTCGTTTTACGACTACCACGCGAAGGACTTTAAGACGATCACGGATCGGATGGGGCTATCATTTATTCCGGCGGAGAAGAAGCACGACGTGGGCGAACAGGTCATCAACGTCTTGTTTAAAAATTCGATGCTAGATATCGATGATATCCAGGAGAACATTCCGCTTATTGGCGAGATCTGCTCGCTTATGCTCGGGACAGATAAGAGAAAGGCGAAGGACGACTCCGTTGACTCAATGCGGTATGCTCTAACTAAGATCCCGTTTGACTTCTCGCATGTCGGATTTACTCCACTCAAGGAAGGACTTGTAAACAAGACCGTCCTCTCACCTCATGAGATGGCACACGCAGAAAGAAACAGAGACCGAATAAGAATGCTTGCATCTGGCGGAAATGTTGCTTCTAATGGTGTTGATCATGAGATTCAATCCTTTAACGAGCTTCTTGAAGTGGATTCTTCGTACTACGACGACTTCTTTTGACACGGACGAGATTACCCGTATCATAGAAGTATGTAGTCGTAATGGAGTGGCCAAGTTCTCATGCGGGGGGCTTGAACTAAGCTTTCTCCAAATGGACCGAGCTCCGATCACAGAGCCCGTATTCGTAAGACCTGAAGTACAGGCAGCACAAGACTCCCAGGCCCGGGATTCTCTTACAAAAGAAGAAGTGTCACTAAAGCAATCTGAGTTAGAGCAGATGCTATTAGAAGACCCACTTGAGTACGAAAATCTCCTCCGCACTAGGGATATTGAATGAAAAAGCTCGATCATAGTGAGTTAATGCGCCTATATAAAGAAGGCGAGTCCGCAGATAACCACCTCTACGCTGAGCAAAGATCAAATTTACTACTCGTCGCTGGTAACCACTACGCGCGCAAAGGCTCACGGTTTTGGAACCGTGTTAGGGATGATGCGAGGCTCACGGAAGAGCAAAAAATTAGGCTGACCATCAACCACATTCAACGTATCTGTAAAATTTACGAAAACAATATTATTTCCTACGCACCAGCTGTGTGCCCGCTCCCAAAGAACGAGAACGAGCTAAAAGACCAGAAGGCAGCAGAGCTCAACAATGCAGTATGGGCGGACATTAGACAGCGACACAAATTTAACGATAAGGTCCGAGAGATTGTGCAAGACTTCACCCGTGTGGGCGAAGTGTGCCACAAGATTTACTGGGACGACACCAAGGGCAAGGTATCAGGATACGAGCCGCTAGTGGATGAGAACGGCCAGCCGATGATGAATCCAGACGGCACACAAGTGATGGACCAATCAAAGCCCGTATTCTCTGGGGACTTTGTATTTGAGAGAATTTTTGGTTTCAATCTTTTCCGCGCTAAAGAAGCGAAGTCGATGGACGAGAGCTGGTTTATTGGTTTTCGTAAGATGGTCGATATCGACGATCTGAAAGCACGAGTAGGAAATGATGAAGAGAAGTTAAAACTTATTCAGGAGTCCAAGGACGAGACGTACTTGGTGTTTGATGGAAACGGATCTAACTATGACCGTTCATCTAATCAGTGCTTACTCCTTGAGTACTATATTCGCCCATCTCCAAGTCACCCCCGTGGTTACTATTTTATAGCCACACAACAGGGTGTTCTTTGGGAAGGGGAGCTTCCGTTTGGCATCTTCCCTATTATTTATACCGGGATGGATGAGATCCCAACATCTCCTCGTTGTTATTCATTTATCAAACAACTTCGCCCGATACAGGGCGAGATTAACCGCGCGATCTCTCAGGTAGCTACTCACCAGGTTACCTTGGGCGATGACAAACTCGCAGTGCAAGCGGGGACAAAGATCGCGAACGGCGGGCTTCAGCCTGGAGTTCGCGTTCTTTCTTACTCTGGTCAAGCTCCTGTCGTTATCCCGGGCCGTACTGGGGACCAGTATCTTCCGTACATCGACAAGATGATCGAGCAGTTCTATGTTGCCGCTAACTTACAGGAAGAACTTGAGGATAAGCAGACCCAGCTTGACCCGTACTCGATGTTGTTTGCTTCGATTAAGCAGAAGAAGAAATTCTCTATTTACACATCGAAGATTGAACAATACCTAATCGATTTCTGCGAGAAGACACTTGAACTTGCTAAGAACTACTATAATGAATCAAACCTCGTCCCAGCAATTGGACGCGCTGAGATCATTAACATCGCAGAGTTTAAAAATACTTCCCCGCTTTTCTACTCAATCAAACTTGAGCCAGGCACAGAAGACATGGAGACACGTCTTGGTAAACAGCTCACGTTTAACCAGATCATGCAGTATGTGGGATCTAACTTAGATCCAAAAGATATTGGTAAGCTCATTCGTACATCTCCGTATGCGAACAACGGAGAAGCATCGTCTGACCTTACAATTGACTACGATGGTGCAACTAACATGATCCTCGCACTCGACCGCGGCGAGCTGATGGCACCATCCATGTACGACGATAAGAAGTACTTGATTAAGCGACTCACAAACCGCACAAGAAAGTCAGACTACAAGTTTCTCTCACCACGCGCCCAACAGCTTTATGATCAAGTGATCCAACAGTTGATTGATATGGACGCAGAAGAGACACGTAAGATCCAAGAAGCTGAAGCCGGATTTATACCGATGTCCGGTATGGCGGTAGTATGTGATATTTACGTACCAGATCCGAACAACAGCTCGAAAACTCAACGT